GTTTACTAGTTGCTTCGTGTTTAGGTAACCTAGTATTTTGTTTATTTGGTTTGGATCAATCTTTGGTTTGAAACCGTGCTTTAAATTGTGGGTGTCTTTGCCGTGTGTTGTAATGAAGCAGTAATTACCCACTAGCTCGTAGTCTATAAACGCCGTTTGGTTGGTTACTTGAACGTTTTTTAGTTCGCGTTCTATGTAGTGTTTTAAAGCTTGGTTTACAAAGTACGCAAAGTCGCCGCTATGGTTGTCGTTGCAAATGTTTCGTATTTTGATAGCCTTATAATAAGGCGCAAGGCTTTGAATTAATTGTACTTTAAACATAAACCCAACGTCAAAAGCTTTTTGATTGCTCATGTTTTGGGGTAACGCGTGGCCGCCTCTAGTCGTTTGAGCATTAAACCCGTCTAAATAGTCGCCTAAATCTAGAATATAAAGCGTGTCGCTATTTTGTTTTGCTAGCGTGTAGCTTACCATTTGCGTAAGGCGTTCAAATAGTATTGTTTCATTCCATTCGGAATCGTACATACTACGCCCTTTGTCGCTGGCATCCATTCCTATATGCACGTCGGTAAAAACTAGCTTGTCAAATAGGCCGTTAAAGGTTTTAGGTTGGCGTTTTTCTATTTCTAGTTTCGGCGCATCTTTAATTAACTCTTTAAAGTCTATATTTTTAATGTCAAAATTGCTGCCAAAAGACGGATTTTTAAAGAATAAACTAGCATCGTTTGTTTTTAACCACCCGTGCTTCACGTCTTTGTCGTCTAGTCCTAGTTCGTTAGCTTTGTTTTTAATGGCTCTATATTGCGCCACTATGTCAAATTCTTCGCGTGTTATTCTAGGTCTAAATTTACTCATAAAACGTTTTTAGAAAACTTAAGCAGCCAGTTTGCAAGAAAGCCCATGCCAAACCCTATAATAAAAAGCCAAAGATTAGCTTTTGTTTTCTTATTACGTTCGGTTTTCCACTTAACTACCTCAACTTTTTCAATCATTCGTAAGGTGTCGCGCTTTAGTCTGTATTCAATACGAGTCTGGAATCGCGTTTTAGGCACGAAAGAACGCTTGTAACGCACTATCGTATCTTTTTGGACCAATACCCTTTCCCACATAATAGAGTCCCTTAAAACGTACGGGATCGAGTCAATAGAAGTTATTATAAAAGTGTCTTCTATTGTGTCGCAACGGTAACCCTTTTTAATGGCTTTACGGACGTGGTAATTTACCGAGCAACTTGTCGCAAGTATTGTAAATATTACCGACAGAATTAGTTTATTTCGCAATTTCAAAGTGCATCCAGTCATAGTTCTTTTCTTTACCGAGTGAAATAAATCCGTGTTTATAGAAGATATCAATCATTTGCTTGTATTCGGGGCGTGCAAACCTAGCCGTTCTTGAAGTTTCTTTTAGTTTGTTTCTTGCTGGGTCTAAGTCTATGGCAATTCCCCAGGCGTGCTTTGACCATGACGTACCGCCGCGCATTTTGCGAAAGTTGAAACAACCCCCGTATAGGTCTATTCCTAGTTCTACTATACGTTCGTACCCATACACGGCTAAAAGTTCGTTAAACACGTTTAAAAACGCATCTGCTACGTCTTTGTGGCAACGCATCTTTGTTACTTTGGTGTTTATGTCCCATGCTATACGCATAGGGTAAGGCAAATTGATAGTCTTTAGATACGTTCCTCTTTCGTTAGGTTGTCCGTATTTGGCTATGGCTTGCGCGGTTGTTATCATTTTAGTTCTTCTAATTGCTCTTTGCTACGGAGGGCAAAAGCTTTAAACTTGTCCCAAACGTTTACACCAGTAACACTAAAGTAACTTTCGTTAATGCTTTTAATTTCGGTTACTACGCAAAAGAAAGTAAACATTTTTGTTAACACTAGGTCAATAGCAATAAATTGGCCTAGAATGTCGGCTACTACAAATTTTTCAAGTAAGAAAATAAACACAATAGCGCCCGAGTAAAGAAGGCTTTTGCTAATCGTATGGCTTAGGCGTCGCGATCTTATAGAAACCCAGCCACCCTTTTTAACGCTGCGCCAAATACCGAAACACGTATCTAAAATGATAGCTAGAACGGCAATAAAAACGAGCGGCTTAACGGGCGCCAAAACGGCGAAAAGTGCAAAGGCTAATATTTGAGTTTTAGTTGTCATTTAAAAAACCATTATAGCGTTATTGTAACCGTTGTCGTTGTAACGTTGCCCACAACGTCCAAAACACGTACCTACGCAGTCGCACGCATCAATCATGGGGCGTAAATCGGTGTCGCGGTTTTGTAAGCTAGTGAATAACGGAAACAAATTTTTGTTAGCTAGTAACCATCTAGACAGACGGGCCTCAAAGAAACTGGCTTTTTGTGCATAATGCTCCATTGAAAACGCAACTTCGGCACGGCTTACGCTATTTGAATAGTCGCCGTTCTGTGTTTGAATACCTTTGTTTTTAAGTTGGTAAGATAGTCCGAAAACTGCATCCTCTGCCGAACGCCAAGCCACAACGGGCTGAATGAAAGCTACTAGTTCTTGTTCGTCTTGGGTTAATGTTTGATCATTGTAGGCAGCTAGTAGGTAGTTGTAAAACACGGAACCGAGAATAGGTTGTACACGCAAGTCTGATTGCGTTTTAATATACGGTGTTACGTCTGTAACGTCTACGTTCGCCGTTATTGGCGTGTTCGTCTTTAGGTAGTTTTCAGTTATAAAGTAAATCATTTCTTAAACGTTTGGGCGGGTTCTGGTTGTGCTACTACGTCGCCACCTTCAACGGGTGGCAAGCTTGCAAGCGCTCTAATTTCGTTAGGTGTCATGGTGTCAAGAACTTTTGTAGCTACTAACGGCGACATTGCGTTCAATGCGTCTTGCGTTTTACTAGCATCGCCCTCAACTTCTACAATTGTTTCGTTAATAATCTGGAAATTCTTAATAGAAAACGCCGCGCTAATTCTAGACACGTTCAATAGTTCTTGGAAAATTTCGGTTACTTGTTCGCGCAATGGAATAACAACGTTTTTTTCAAAGATTACGTAGGCTTGTTTAATGTCGGCGCCACCACCTAGCGATCCCGTTGTACGCACGCCCATTAAAATAGGGTCGATTGTATGGGCAAAACAAATTTGCTCGGTGTTTAGGTTGCTAGCTTCTTGAAATAATTTGTCGTTTTGGTTGGTTGGGATTGCCTCAATTTTAGGCATCTGCTCTGGTGAGTTTGAAAAAAAGGCTACACCTTTGCCCGCGTTGGCTGCCCCTTTCATGCGGTCTATTGTGTCGCGTAGGGTTTTCTTTTCTTCTTCGCCTTGTGGTTTCTTAGGAAACATCATAGCAAAAGATGGAAAAATACTATTTTGAATGTTCGATTTTGCAAAGTACGAAAGCTCACCCGAAAGGAAAGCGAAGTTTAAAGCGCTAGAATACTGCGGTAATGCGTAGTAGTCTTGACCGATTGACGGTAATTCGTAGGCCCATAGCTGGCATTTGTCTGGGCAAAGCGGGTGAAATGGTTTTATTTCTTCTACGTCAATTCTACTTGACCAATCCTCGCATAAATAGTAGCGGTCTTTTTTATTATTGATCCGTACCTTTTCGGGGCTTACGTTTTCGATGCTTTTAACCTTTCCTTTGTCGTCAAAATGCAACTTAAAGTAAACACGGTGGTGCATTACTAGTTGTTTTGTAACGGCTTTAACAGACTTTGAAAGCTTCATTTTCTTTTCCCAAGTGTAAAGCGCTAGCTTTTCGTCTGGTGTTAGCTTGTCCGTTTTAATTTCGTAGCCCGCACCGATTGCCGCATTAACTTTAAAGTCCACTATTGCCCCGTGTAGTGGCGACATATAGTAAAGTTGGTTTAAAGTTTCTGGAAAAAGGTTGTCACTTCCAAATGGCACGTAGCCCGCCACTTGGTAGCGTCCGTTTACATAAGGCAAAGTAAGGTTACCGCCGCCAATTTTACCAAAAGGTGTAGAGAATGACTGGTAGCCCTCTAGCACTTCGGTTTTAGGTTGTTTGAATCTATCGAAAATTCCCATTGTTTAGTCGTATATCGAAGAAACGGCAACGCCAGCAACAACCATGCGGCCTTCTTCTATTAAATTTAAGTCTGTTGTATTCGTGTTTTCATCTACTATTATAGGCGTGTCACTTTCAAACACGCTGTATTTGTATTGGCCTTTGATTAGCGTAACGTCTGTGCCTTCTTCTAACGTGAAAAGGTTGTAACGTACGGGCCAGTTGCTAGTGTCTGTGCCTACCCAATAAATAGGCTCTACGGCGGTGTTATATTCACCCTCAAACACGAACAAATAGTAGGGGTTAACTAACGTCGTCACCTCGCTTAAAGTCAAAGCAAACGTGTTTATTTCCCCTTTGTCTATGTAAATCATAACTATATTAAAGTTCAAAACCTTAACGTTCAAAAACACAAAACCCCCTATAAAGGGGGCTAGTGTATTCCGAATAAAAGGACCTAATTAAACGAGGCCAGCAACGATAGCTGGGTCAACTGCGTAGGCCAATGTTTCGTTTTCAGCTACAAGCGTAACGCTGTATTTAGAACCGTCAGCGCGGACAGTACCCGAACCTTCGCCGTATGCGCTAACTTGCAAGAATGGGAAATACCAATAGTTGCCGTTTGCGTCACCGATTACAGCGTTCAAGTATTGTTGACCAGCTGCAAGAACTTTAATAGCGCGGCTTTTCTCTTGGTCGCGGCGGTGAAACATTAAGTTAATAGTTTGAGTAACGTAAGACGAACCATTGATTAAGTCGATAGTTCCGTCTTCGGTAAAGCTGCCAGTATTACGTTTGAACTCTAAAGCTACGTAAGGGGCAGTTTTTGTAATTGCAGTAACTTCCCAATTTGTACCAGTTGTGTCGGTTGTAATTGCTGTAATGTTGTCTTGTTGGTTAATCAACAAAGTATAAATCCCGCCCGAAT